GGACAAGGACAACATGCAAATGTTTCGTCGTATTGTTGAAGACCCTATCGTCAATCGAGAATGGGAAGAAGCTGACTCGCCTTTTCAATTCCTCGCTTGGTGTAAAGAGTGGGTTGAGTTTCAAGATACAGGCTACGGCTATGTATCACACTTGCCTGTCTCGATAGACGGTAGCTGTAATGGGTTACAGTTATACTCGCTAATGTTACGTGATGAGACAGCTGGTAAGCTGGTCAATGTTGTCCCTAGTGAAACACCACAGGACATCTACCAGCTTGTCGCTGACTCAGTGATAGAGAAACTGAAACAAGATAAAGCTGAGGGCAAGCCTTATGCACACGCATGGTTAGAGTATGGAATCAAACGTAGTACCACTAAGCGTAGCATCATGACTATATGCTATGGGTCTACGAGATACTCATGCACTGACTTTGTAGTAGAAGACTTGACCAAGCGTAAAGATAAGGGGGAAGACCACCCGTTCAAGACTGATGTATTCAAGCCAGCTATTTATTTAGCTGGAGTGATATGGGACAGCATTGGAGACAATCTAACATCAGCTCGTATGGGCATGGACTACCTACAAAAGATAGCTAAGGTTGTATCCAAAGAGCAATTACCTATACATTGGATAACGCCTGTCGGCTTTCCTGTCTATCAATCTTACCCTGAAATGAAGAGCAAGAGAGTCAAGACCATGTTACTCGGAGAGGTTATCAAACCTAGAGTAAACTATGAGACTGACAAGACAGACAAACTACGTATGAGTAATGGTGTTGCACCTAACTTTGTACACTCACTCGACTCAGCAGCTATGATGAGGACTGTTAATATTGCATATGAAAATGGTATAAGAAACTTTTGTAATGTGCATGACAGCTTCGGAACTACAGCTGCAGATGTAGAGATGTTGAGTAGTGCATTGAAGGAAGCATTTATTCAAACGTTTACAGAGACGGATGTACTTAAAGAGTTTAAGGAAGATGTTAAAGCACAGCTACCAGTGGAAAGACATGAAGAGTTACCTGAAGAATTAGATAAGGGTGACTTGGATATTGAGAAGCTGAGAGAGTGTGACTTCTTCTTTGCATAAAGTACCCATATAAGATAATAAACCATAATCAAGGAGATAAAATGGCACAACAACAAAATGAAAAAGTAGTAACACCTATTGGCGTCAGTCAATATGCGTGGTTGACACAGCCTGATACTCGTTTTGATGAGAATGGACATTATAAAACTAATCTCATCTTAAAAACTGAGGACGCTGGAGAGTTAATGCAACGCATTGATAAAGCTTTGGAAACTTCTAAGGAAATAGCTCAAGAAAAAGCTAAAGGTAAGAAGATTAAACAAGCTGACGCACCTTACTTTGAAGAAGTAGATGAAGCTGGCAATCCAACTGGCAACACTATCTTTAAATTCAAATGCAAAGCACAGATAGTATCTAAGGACGGAACAATTATACCTAACAAGGTTGCATTGTTTGACGCTAAGGGTACGCCAATGCCTAAAGATGTGAACGTATGGTCAGGCAGTGAGATGAAAGTCTCAGCTGAATTGATACCGTACTACACAGCTATGGTTGGTGCTGGTGTTTCTATGAGATTGAGAGCAGTACAAATAATCAAACTAGTAGAAGGCGGCGGCGGTAATGCTAAAGGCTTTGGGTTTGATGAAACAGATGGCTACGAACATCAGGAGACACAAGTTAAAGATGACATGGAGAGCACGACTGAAACGGAAACCTCTGACTTCTAAAAAAGTCGGACTTGTTTACGGCTTCAGGTCAGGACTTGAAGAACGTATTGCTGGGGAACTTAGAAGTGAGAGTGTTAGTTACGAGTTTGAAGAAACTAAATTAAAATATACTAAACCTGAGAAGCTACATACTTACACACCTGACTTCTATCTTCCTGAGCAAGACATATTCATTGAGACTAAGGGATTGTTTACGACAGCAGATAGACAAAAAATGAAACTAATTAAGGAACAGTATCCTAAACTGGATATCAGATTCTTATTCAGCAATGCTAAAGCCAAGATAAATAAACGGAGTAAGACCACGTATGGTATGTGGTGTGAAAAGTATGGCTTCAAGTATGCTACTAAACATATTCCAAAGGAATGGCTATGCGAAATCAAAGGAAAGAAACCAAGTACATAGTAGTCTGTTGTTCTCACACTGCACCTAATACAGACTGGGGCAGCAGAGAGATGGACATAGAGGGACGCAAGGAAGGGTTACTCGAAGGTGGATTTCATAAAGTAATAAAGAGAGATGGCACAGTAGAAGACGGTAGAGATATTGATTCAGCTGGTGGCTTCTTACATTACAATATGAACAGAGCCAAACACCAACCAACCAATAAAAATTCTATTGGTATTGTATTGATAGGTGGCGGTAAAGATGATGGTACATCTGATTGCAATTATACTCTCGAACAATTTAAAGCATTGAAGTGGACGGTAGATGATTTGAAGAAACAGTATCCTGATGTCATAGAAATAATGGGACACAGGGACATCTTCCATACATCTGAGCCTAACTTTAATGTACAAGAGTTACTAAAATAAAATGGAGAAAAAATTTATGGACGCAAATGAAAAAAGAAAATCGAAATACACACAAGTAGTAGTAACACATGAAGTAAAGAGTATGCTAGAAGCTATCACTAAAGAAACATTTAGAAGTGGGTCAGGTGAGGTAGCGTTCTTAGTACACCAAGCTTACAAGAAACTACAAGATAGAAAGCCGTACGATTAAGTACCCCTATAAGAATGGAACAAAATGAAAGCACATTTCTACACCATGCACCATGTTCGTCGTGTGGGTCTAAGGATAACTTAGCCGTATACAGTGATGGACACAGTTATTGTTTTGGATGTGGATATCATACAAATGGAGAGTCAATGACAACACCTACCACCACTAAAGACACTACTGACTTTGTCAGTGGTACTGTCACCGCTCTTGCCAAACGCAAACTAGATGTCGATACGTTACAGAAGTTTGATTATCAAATAGGCACAGCTCATAAGAGACCAGTGCAGATAGCCAACTACTATAACAAAGACCATGAACTAGTAGCTCAGAAGTTACGCTACCCTGATAAAAGTTTTCAGTGGATTGGTGAAGCTAAAGACGCTCAGTTATTTGGTCAACACCTATGGCGTGACAAGGGAAGAATGGTTATCGTTACTGAAGGTGAGATTGACGCTCTCTCTGTCTCGAAAGTAAATCAAAATAAATATCCTGTAGTATCAGTAAAGACTGGAGCTAAGGGGGCTAAGCGTGACTTACTTAAAGAGTTAGAATGGCTTGAGGGTTTCGACTCTGTCGTTCTAATGTTTGATAATGATACAGCTGGTAAAGAGGCTGCCACTGAATGTGCAAAAATCTTCTCACCAAACAAGGCAAAGATATGTTCATTGCCTTTGAAGGACGCAAACGAAATGCTATGTGCTGGTAAATCACAACAGCTTATCGACTGCGTTTGGTCAGCTAAAGCTTACCAGCCTGATGGCATTGTAGCTGGTGCTGACCTTTGGGATGATATCCAAAAAGAAGATAGCTATGTTACAGTCCAATATCCATTTGAATGTCTTAACACTAAGACACATGGACTACGCAAGGGAGAACTAGTTACTGTCACTGCTGGTAGTGGTGTAGGTAAGTCTAGTTTCTGTAGACATGTAGCCTTACATTTACTGAAAAATAATTTCAGCGTTGGTTACATAGCACTAGAGGAATCTATCAAGCGTAGTGCATTGGGTATCATGGGAATAGAAATGGGTAAGCCATTACACTTAGACCGCAAAGGTGTCGACGATAAGAAACTTAAAGAAGTATTCGATAGCACTGTGGGTAGTGGTAAGTTTTATTTGTACAATCACTTTGGCTCGACAGCCAGTGACAATTTAATATCTAAGATAAGATACTTAGCTAAAGGTTGCGGCGTTGACTTCGTAATACTTGACCACTTACACATGGCACTGTCAGCTGTTGGTGATGAGACTACAAGTGACGAACGTAAACTTATAGATTATACAGTATCAAAGCTTAGGACTCTAGTAGAAGAGACAGGCATTGGATTAATACTGGTGTCCCACCTTAAGAGACCTGAAGGAAACAAAGGTTATGAGGATGGGGTTGCAGTATCTATGAATAGTTTACGTGGAAGTGCGTCAATCGGTCAGTTATCTGATATGATAATAAGTATGTCTAGAGACTTACAGTCAGACAAGAACTTGGCTCAGGTTAACGTGTTGAAAAATAGGTTTAGTGGAGAGACAGGCAAAGCTTGTACACTCTACTATGATTTAGAAACAGGATGTTTACGGGAGACAGATGGAGATGTACAGGACGACTTCTAACGTGGAATATAAAACAGTACAATGGACACAGGTAATAATGAAAGCTTTAGCTGAGACTGAAGAGACGAATCATATTATCCAAATACCAGTGGGTACTGATACCGCAGAACAATTATTAAACAACGCATTAGATATGTTAGTAGAAGAAGGGGACACAAGAGCATTGCAAGTAGAGGTGGTGAAACATCCAGTGCACTAATGGAAAAGAAAAGATACTTACCCAAACTAGACCTTATCAAGCATGACTTCGTTATGGTCTATTGGGTTGATATAGAATCTGATAGTAACTGGCGTGACATTGATGACCTCATTACTGATGAGCTACCTATATGTATTTCTAGTGGGTGGTTAATTAAAAAAGATAACAAGGTGACTAGACTCGCTAGTGACTTCAACATAGATAGTGATGGTAAGATAAAAGATATCGGGAACACCACTATCATTCCGACTTGTGTAATACAAAAAATAATTAAAATAAAATTATGAAGAAAAATGACAAGGGGCACTGGGCTGAGCTGTTCGGCAAGGCGTGGTTAATCGAGCAAGGTTACTGGGTATTCACTAACGTTGCACCGCAAGGTGTAATTGATTGTGTTGCTATTAATCAGAAGACACATGAATGTATCTACATTGATTTCAAATGTGCGTCTTACAATCCAAAGGGATGGATTACTTCACGTATTACTAATGCACTGGGTAATAAGCTTGGGGTAAAAATAGTTTACGTCTGTCCTAAAACTAAAAAGGTTTGGTTCAAGCGTGACCTAAAAGAATATAGAAAACAGTTAAGCAAAGGAGAACATTTTAAATGAAGAGGAGATACGTGTTTGACATTGAGTCTGATGGACTCATGGATGAAGCAACTAAGATACACTGTATTATCTTGTATGATATAGACAAAGATGAAATAATACACGTTGATAACTGGGACGCTATTAAGTTAATGAGTCGTGCTAAGTTATTAATTGGACACAACATAGTTAAGTTTGATTTACCTATGTTAAAAAAGTTTTATGACTTTGAACCTAAAGGAGAAATCTTTGACACCATTATCGCTACACGTTTATTATTTCCTGACATTAGAGACGCAGACTTTAAGCGTGGTAATAACTTTCCCACTAAGCTTATAGGCAGACACAGTCTTGAGTCATGGGGACACCGCATTGGTGAGTATAAAGCACACATAGAAACAGACTGGAAAACATTAACCCCTGAAATGTTAGAGTACTGTAAGCAAGACGTACATGTTAACGTTGGTTTGTATCGAGCAATAGAAAAGAAAGGTTACTCTAAACAAGCTATGGAACTAGAGCATGACGTAGCTAAGCTTATATTTAAACAAGAACAATATGGATTTATGTTTGATGAAGACAAAGCCAAAGAACTCTATGGTAAACTAGAAGCTAGACGCTTAGAGATAGAAGAGGAACTACAAGAACTATTCCCACCTATA